GTTGTTTGGCTCGTCCCAGCTGACTAGGCAGACGGTGTGGCGGGCGCGTTTGGCAGCGCCTACATAAATAAAGTTGCCGGTCTCAACCTTGCCGTCAGCGCTGACGTTCTGAATCGTGTTGGATTCGCTAAAGGTGAAGACGGGCGTACTCGGGCGGTCTTGGCCCGACACCACCATGCTGGCGGAGTAGTACAGAAGGCCACGGAAAACGCTGCTGATTTGCTGCAAGACGTTCCAGGCTTCTTCAGCGGTTTGTAGAACGATGTTTGCGGTGAACCGTGGTTCTTTGCCGCCGCCCATGGCGTCGACTTCTCCATCGCAGTACTCAGCTATCTGATACAGCGTCCACTTGTCCACCAAGTCTTCGCTGATGTATTCGCCCAGGCCGTAGCGGTCATTGACGATTAGGTCGCGCAGAATCCAAGCCGGGTTGTTAGTCCAGGCGGTGTCTGCTTTGAAGGTTCCGTCCCAGGTGCCGGTATACTCGCGCTTTTCTGGGTCGTAGTTGCTGGGGATCTGGACCTTTAAGCCTTTCAGGTCGATCGATACGGCGGGCAGACCGGCGTAAATATCGGCACGGATGCCGACGGTCAGCATCGAGCTTTGTGGGTAGTGCAGGCCTTGCTTCAGGCTGGCGGCCACGGAGCTGTAATTGAACTGCGTGCTGTAAACATTTGCCCCGCTTGTGCGCTGATCGTCGTCTTCTGTCTTGCGCTCAACTACTACGTTCCAGGGGCCGGAGCCTTCGAAGTCGAAGTCGTGTTGACGCTGAAACTGGCCACTGAATTTGCCTTCGACTTTGTCATCAAATACAACGCGCTCGGTGCCGGCGTTGTCGGTGTAGCTGATCTTGTACTCAACGCTGGTTGGCAGAACGTCGCCGTTGCCGGATTGATAGACCAGCGCTTGGAAAGTCAGGAGGACTTTGCCTGCGTACTCGCCCGAGTTGGCAGACACTGAAACGGCCTGGCCGATCGGGACGTCTTTGTTGACTTCCTTGTCAACGCTGATGACATCGCCAATACGGAAATATCCGGGAACAGCAGATTGCTCGCCAGCCACACGGCCATAGCTGAAAACGAGGTCTTCTGGCTTGGGGCTGGGGTCAGCAGTGCCGACTTGAATGGGTGTGTCGTCCAGACGGACCGACTGCAAAAGCCCTTCGCGGGTGTTGCCTTCTGCAGGGCCTTCAACTTCGCCCTCGGCTAGAAGAAATTGAATCTGAGCAAAGCTGACTGAACGAAGACCCGGGTCATCGTCCGTAAAAGTTGGCGTCCGAGGTGCTGGCGCTTGGACAATTGTTGTTTGCTGAACAACAGGTGCCGGAGCTTGGTTACCCCCGCCCCGTCTGCCGCCGCCCCCACCTCCGCCGCCACCGGCGCCTCGTATTACTTTGCTCATAGGTCGACGTTGTTCACATAGCCGAGAAGACCGGTCGTCCCAGTCGTTTCGATTTCTCGGTCACCCAGCAGCCCGAGCTGGAAGTTGACGACGCGGGGAGCTTGAACCCGACGCAAGCCGTAGACGACTGGCACGGCTTCGCCCTGGCCGCCGGTGCCCTGAGAACGGCTAAACAGGTTGGATTCCAAGTCGTCGCCGCGAGCTGCCTCAGTACGGCTGACTCGGGCAGATGGCTGACCTTTCCTGGCCGCACCAGCCTTGGGGCCGGACAACTGTGGAGTGGGTGTAATTAAATCTGCGACGCCGCTCAGTGCCAGGCCAGCGCCGACCAAGCCGACGCCCAGCATTGAGGTCAGGCCAAATGTGGCAGCCGGAATGAAAATTGCAACTGCGATGAGTGCGACGCCAGCGATGATTTTGCCGATGCCGCCGCCCTTACCACCGCGACCCACGAGTACAGGTGCCAGCACAATTGTCTTGCTGCTGGTTTCACGCAAGGTTTCTTCCGCGTCCAGTCCTTGAGGATTGTCAGTAACTACTTTCCACTGAATTCCTTTTGTGTGTTGGTCGAGGACCCACGGTTTGAAGCCTTTGAATATTGCTGTCAGCGCTCGAACAGCCTCGGCTGGGCTGGATACAGCGAGGCGATGGACACGGCCAAACTTGCGACCCGCGGCACCTAAGAGCTTGATCGTCTTCAGCTCTTCCATAGCTGGTGCGGGCGTACAGCCATTCTAAGCTTGCGTTTCCACCACGATCCAAAGCGGTCGATGCGGCTGAGCCTTTCTGCCGGGTGGTGTAAAAATGTCCGATTGTTAATTAGTACACCGATGTGATCAGTGTGGCCGCTGAAGTCGCCCAAATTAAATAGCAAAATGTCTCCAGGCTGATAATCCCCCTGCACAGGACGACCCACGATCAAGGCTTGGTCGTCAAAAGGAGTGAATTCTGGGGTATTCCACTCGCCAAAAAAGCTTCGTTCCCATTGAGGCAGGGCCACCCCCATCTCTTGGAGCTTGTCGCTGACCACGCTGTAGCAGTCGTAAACGCCAAACACGTAGGGACGTCCCAGCAGTGGGGCGACTGTGTGGGGGTTGCATTCGGTGAAGTGGTCTTTTGCTAGGCAGTAGACCGCCCATGGCATTGGGTCGGATGCGATTACTTGCTGATCGAATGGGCTGAACCCGTCCAGCTTGATGTGGCTGTGCCACACACCTTTGATGCCTTTGTCCTCGTAGAGGGCGTAGTCGAGGGGTGAAATTTCGAATGTGTTGACGGGATCCTCCGCCCGGTTAAAGCATTGGACTACTTCGCCGTTCTCCAGTACAAAGCCGCAGGTTTCGTTTTCCGGATCTTGGAGCGCTGCGCTGCGGATAACGTCACGCTGCTCTTTTGTTAGCCAGTTCAAAGGTCCAGAGTTAAGCCAGGGAATCCGCCAAACGGTAAGGCGTCAGTGTCGAACCTGAGCTGGCAAGCTTGGATGTTTTTTGCACAGACATCGTTTGTGTCAGCCGGGGGATCAGCTAAGGCTTGCCAGGCGGTAACAGCATCGTCGTAGGCAGTTTTGGCAGTTTCTTCTGCAGTGACAGCGTCGTCATAAGCAGTCTTGGCTGTAGCCTCGGCGGCCTCTGCAGCATCGAGGTTGTCCTTGCTGCCTTTGGCCTGCCGCTGGATTTCGTAGTACGTGATCGTTGGAGTTGATTCTCGTAGCGCTCCACGCAGGTATGTGTCGGGGCCGAGCGTAACTTCGGCGTCGTCCCAGTAGTTGGTTTCGTCCGAGGCAGCGTAGTTTTTATTGTCTTCGTCGCGGTCGTAGCGAGTTTCGGCAACAGTCGTGTTGCTGTTGTAGGCCTCACGCTCCGTTTCGGTCGTGGCCTGGGCGTTGGTGTAGGCAGTCAGCGCAGTCTCGGTATCATCCTGCGCGTCTTCCCACGCTTCTCGCTTGTCGTATAGATCCTGAATCGTTGTGTCAGTGCTAGTAGTCAGTAGCTCGTTATTGATGTTTGCAATCGGCGGACCGGTGTAGCTGCAGTCGTCAGAGCGGTAGCGCCAGGGGCAGGTGTAACGCAGCGCCCGACGCTTGGGCAGCATGCAGCCGTCCAGGTCAAAGGCAGTGGCCAGCGAAAACGTGACAAATAACTTGTTCTCTTCCTGTTTCTGCTGGATTGTCCAGGTCTCGTCCGGCCAGTGCTCGTCAACGTCAGGGTTGCTGCCGTTGTCCAGGTGCTTGGCGAGGATTTTACGGATCTTCAACTCCGCCCCCACCAAGTCGTTCCACTTGTTGACCAAGCCGGTGAACTCGAGGCCGATGTTGCCCACCTGGATGGTGGGGTTTGGTGGTACGCCTTCAGTCTTAATGTTGAATCCGCTCGCCTTCAGCGGGACCGGGGTGTAGCTTTCGCTGTCGTATTCGACGGTTACGCCGTCCGATTCGACCCAGTTGACAAACCTGAAATAGCGCTCGGCGTCTGGGACATCTTCGTCTGCAGGACGAATGTCCAAGGTGTACAGCGCGATGATTGCATCACCTTGCAAATTCTGCTGATCTGCTTCGTACTCGAACGTCCGATCGTCTGCCATCAGCCCGCGTAGTACCGCCTAAGAGTGAAACTAAGACGTACCAGCCGATCGGCTCCGTACTGGAACTGCCATTTATAGGGATCGAGGATCCACTTTTTCTTGGGGGTGTTGTCCTCGTTGGGCGGGTTCCACTCGAAGCTGTCCGCGCCAAGGTCGATTATTTCTTGCTCCAGGGCGTACGCGTTTTCGGTCGTCATGTATGGGGTGTTGACGGACCAGGTTTCACCAACCGGATTTAGTCCGTCTTGGCGGCGTGCCAGGTAGCCGTCGCCGTACTGCTGCTGGAGCGTGCGGAATGTGGCGCTGCGCTGGGAGTCCGGTGCGATGCACAGGTCTTCCAGGGTGTACCAAGGGCAGTAACCGTCCGTCATCCGAGCATTCCTCCTGGGCGCTTCTCGCGTTGGATGATGCCGACAACGCTGGACTCGATTAGGCGTCCCAGCTCACCAGCGTCTCCTTCGCTGCTGCTGCCGTCGTCAGTGATATAGATATTTTGAACGTAGTTCACTTCGCCGCCGCCCATTTTGCTGTTGGCCATGATGCCGCCGCTTTGGGATGGGACGAATAGTTCTGGGCCGCGCTCCCCAACTAGGTAAGGTTGCCCGGCTGAAACCGGACCCCCCATTGCTCGGGCGCCGAACAAAGTATTGAGCACACTGCCCTGCCCAGCGGAGTTACCTAAAGCGTTGAAGCCTGCCTGCAGCAAGAAGCTGGAAAGCTGGCGCAGAGTACCGGTAAGAATTTCGTTGAAGGACTTTGTCGAGTTGATCATCTCGTCAAAAACACTCACAACTGTCTGTCCTAGTTGCTTGTAGACGGCATCGATCTGCTGCTCTAACAGCAACTGACGTTCCAGCTGATCGGTGAGGTCCGCCCGTCTCCTAACCAGATTCTCTATTTCTTCCGGGGTTATGTCTGTGCCCTTAAGACGTTCTTGCAGGTCTGCTTTGTCCCTGAGAATGTCTGCCTCGCGCTCGCCCAGAGTTATGCGGTCTTGTAAATACCTGTTTTCTTTTTCGTAGTCTTCAAAAGGTTTGCGAGCTTCTTTCTCTGCTACTTGTACCCTGCGATCTCTAACAATTCCCGCATTTGTCCTAACAGCGGTTCGGGCTATAGGATCTTCAATTTTGTCGGCTTCTTTGAGGATGTCTAGGTACTCATAACCGATGCGGAGTTTTTCGCGGGCCAAATCGTTGTCCGCGAAGGACAGCTCGTACTGACGTTCCAGGCGGGTTCGTAGCTTTTCGTAAAGCTCTAGCTGACGTTTTGCGTGCTCCTCTTGACGTTTGCGCTCTCGATCGGCTTTTGCGGCAGCTCGATCTGCTTTGGCCTGCTCACGATCCAGCTGAGTTTGCCGCCTGTCGGCTAGATCGACTAGGTCCTGCTCATACCCAAGCTGAAGTTTCTTAAGTCCGACGAGAAGTTCGCTCTTTGTAATAGCGTCTTCGGCGTACTGCCTATAAAGGTCCGCTTGGTCAACGATGAGCTGGTTCATTAGGAGCCGCTCACGCTCCAGGAAAACTTGTTCGTCGGTCAGATCTTTTCCAAGGGCCAGTACAAGTCGCTCTTGGTCGAGGACTGCAAGGACGTCGTAGCGAATATCCTTCTGCTCGTTGAGAATGCGCAGACGGTCTTCTTCTTCGTCGTTAATCTGCTGGACCACACCAAGCAGGTTTTCGGTGGCATCCGCTAAAGCGTCTCCGCCCCCCAGGAAACCGGGAGTGCGGGCTGCAGACCGGTAACCAGCTGCTGCTTCTTGAAGTCTTGGGTCGTCTGAGGTCTGAGCTTGGCGGAGCGCGTTGCCGACAGCTACAGAGTCGGTTACTCCTTTAAGGATGTCCTTGAACAGCGTTGCAAATCCGGCGCTTATCTGAACAAAGAAAATGCTCATCTCGCGCTCGAGGCGCACTATTTCGTCGCCGTACTCCTGGAAAGCGTCTGCACCTTCTTGGCCGACAATTGTGGCTAAGCGACGGTTTGTCTCTGCTGTAATTGCTGCTGCGTCACCAACTTCCTCAAGGCTTTGTAGGTATTGGTCAAATTGAGAACCTGACGCTCCAAGGCCGTCGACAATATCGGATACGTTCGGAGCGGCTGTACTGAATGCTTTGGAAAGATCGTTGACGCTGGTTACAAATTGATCGATCTGTTGGCCGATCGCGCTCAACGCAATCTGTGCTCCGAAATTTCCTAAGCCGCCGCCAAGCGCACCACCGATTACTGAGCCCGCTCCACCGCCAAACAGCAGGGGAAAGCCGGCGCCGAGGGCAATGTTCTGAAGTCGCTGGCTACGTGCTTGCGCGTTGGCTTTTTGCTGGGCGGCTAATTCGCGCTCGGCTTCTTCTCTGTTGCGCTTGCGGATATAAAACTTGCGCGTCTCCAGTGCAAATCCGCGCTGGATGGATTTGTTTAGTTTCTCTTCTAAAGCGAGGCGGCTTTGGCTGGTTTTTAAATCGGCTCTCTTTATTTCTAGTCTTTCTTTCTCAATTCGTGCTGAGCTTCTGCCCCCGCCCGGGCCAAATTGACTCTTTTTGTTGAGCTCGTCTATTCTTTTTTCAATCTTGCTGATCTCGTTCTCTACAGCACGAGATCCCTGCAGCGTCAGATTAATACTGGCGTCAAACGAAGCCACAGGCAGGCCGATACCTCAGTCGAGTCTATCGGCCCTTCCGTTTGACGGCCTTCATGGCCTTCTCGTGCTCATCGTTTAGATGGCCGAAATAGGCGCTCCAAAGAAGGATCTCTTCTTCGGTGGCTTCGTTGAGCAGCTTGGTCAGGGTGTAGCCCAGTTCTTTGGCCACACCCATGCACAGCATCAGCCAGCTGTTGCTGGCTAGTTCCTGCTTAAGCGCTTTTCATGTCGAGAGGCTCGGCCTCCTCGTCACTGGAAATAACTGCAAGCATCAAAGCCTGCAAATCGCCGTCGCGTACTTGGTTTTTAAGCGTGGCAATGTCGCCTTGGTGAAATAGCGGTGTGCCATTCTCGTCTTTGGCTTTACGCACCAGCAGTTGGAGGGCGAAGGCAGCTGCGTCTTCAGATCGGGCGTCTTTCTTTGCACGCTCTCGCTCAGCAGCGGTAAGAGGAGTAACCCAAAAGCAGACGACTTCACCGCTTTCCAAAGTTACTTCTTTCTTGACAGGCTCAAGGTTGGCAGCCTTTACAAGCTTGTCGATGAAACGTGCCATCTAGTTGGAGTAATACAAATAAAAGTCTATCGTGTCACAAATAAAAAGCCCCACCGAAGTGGGGCGTACTGACGTGCGTGCGATCTAACTCTAGGCAGAGATGCCAAAAGCGGAAACCATATTGACGACGCTGAAGTTCAGCGTGCCAGTGGTCGGATCGTCGGGGTTCACGGAGAAGCTCATACCCGAGATGTTGATCTCAGCCTCGATGTAGAGAGACTTGTCATCATCCACGGTGCCGTCGGTGGTGACGGTGCAGACGTAGAGCTTCACGCGAGCGCCAGACTGATTGCGCAGCACGGCGCTGCCCAGCAGGCGGTTGGCGATGTTCTCCTGGTCGCAAGTGAAGTAGACCTCCATCGATCCAGTAGCCGAGGCGTAGCCCGACTGGGTGGAACGGAAGGCGGCCAGCTTGCTGCAGTCAGAAGCTGTCGTGCCGGTGTGGCAGGGCAGCGTGGTCACATCCAGCTCGTCACGAGAGATGTCGATGCTGAAGGACCTCACACCGCAAACGCCGAAGAAATCAGCAAGTGCAATGTTGATGTGTGCAGGCAGATCGTTGTCTGCAGTGCCGGTGCCACCGTCGCCATTGGCATCGATGGCGGTGCCGTTTTTGGCGCCGCTCAACTGGATCCAGGGGTTGCCCTCTGTATCGGTGCCGGTGCCAACCACGTAGTAGCTGGTGGCAGTGCCACCGCCTTGGGTGACGGTTTCGACTTCAACGATGCAGCCGGAGCCGCTGATGAGTGCAGCACCAGCAATGCCGAGCTGGTCGGTGGACTTGTAGCCCATACCGCCGTCAGTCAGAGCGACGTTAGTGACCAAACCGGTGCCGTCGGTGCTGACGGTGCCGCTTGCGCCGACGCCAGAGCCACCGGTAAAGGTGACAGGGCTATCGGTCAGGCTGACCGGGTAGCCAGAACCTGCAACGAACGAGCCGAGAGCGGTGATTGTGCCGTCGGCAGCGAAGGTTGCGGTGGTGGCGGTGAAGGCAGAGTCCAGGTTGCCGCCGTCTTCTTCAGTTAGAAAGACAACGTCATTGACCCGGAAGTCTGCACCACACTCGAGAGTGATGTGGGAAGTGGTGCCATCTGTGCCCCACGCGGAAAAATCGCGGACGCAGACGCTTGTACCTGGAGGTTTAAACTCAATTGAGCCCTCCTGCCCCGTCAGTACGGAGCTATCGCAAAGTGCCATAATGGCCTCCTTTGGGTTTACACAGGGGCGTCTCTAGGCGGGGGCTCCTAGTACGTGGGCACGGCCCACACAGGGATTTTAAGCGGTGTATTCAGCCTGAATCGGCATAGACATTGCCGCAAAGAAGTACGGACGGTCGTCAAGGGCTGTGAAGATTGGACCGGTTATTGGGCCAAGCGTTCCAAGCACGCCGTAGGTGCGGTCGGCTGGGCGCTTGGTTAGCTTCATCATTTCGCAAAACAGCTCTTCCATCACTTTTTGCGCGCGAGCTGGGCCGATGCCCTTCGGCGTGAAAAACTCGATGATGAAGCTGCCGCGAATGTTCTCGTACGCACCACAGAGAGACGGCTCGGTCATGGTGCCGAAGTTGAGCCTTGTTACAAGAAACTCGTCCGAGGCGTCGCCGGTTGGGACGTTTTGGTTGTCGACACGGACTTCGATACCGTTGTCGGTCGCGTAGTCGATAACAGGCTGCTCGTAGTACCGGCGAATGTTTTGAAGGCCCATCAGTTAATAACGCTCCCGGCTGGGCCGATAAAACTGTTCTTTTTAAAGCCCTTAATTCGCGGATTTTGGGAAGCCGCAAATGCTGCGTCCCGCAAAGTGTCGCGTAAAGAGCCACCTTCAACATAGGTGCGATACCAGTCTTTGGGCGCACTTAAAAATCGGGCTCGTTCCACCCGACCGGGCTCTAAATCCATGGCCACGTTGCGGTATTTCGTTCTGTTGCCGATGGTGTAACCCACGTCCTTACCTGCACCGGTTCCGCGTAGTGACGGGATGACTGGGATTGGGACTTCGGTGCGGGCGGTGCGCCCTTTGAAACCGCTGTAGGCGTCAACGCTTGCAGGGATGCGGACGTCGCCAACCTTTACGACCCAGTTCTTTGCGAATTGGCCTGAGTACCAGGGGCCGAGAAATATAAGTTCGCCGACGATTCGAGTGGCGGCTTCACGCGCAGTGGTTTGCTTGATTTCGCCGACCCACTCTCTAAATCCTGGAAGGCGAAACTGTCTGGCCATTACTGAGGCCTCGCGATGACAACGTGGAATACAGGCTTCTCACCACGGTAGGTTTTGGGCTCGATGACCTTCATGATTTGAGGGTCGTCGGGAAAGCCGGGTGTCGGCACCTCGAAGTAATCCTCGGTTGTGATGTACTCGAAGCTCAGTTGACGAGGATCGATAAGGATCTTGACGTCGTTGGCTTGGTATAGACCTGTCTCCTCGGTAATGTCGAGGCTCGCAATAACGATCTTTACCGAGATCCGGGTCTCCGTTTCGTTGATTTCACCGGTGGCTGAATCGTATGCCGACCCAGCCCGGCGGACGAATGTCGCGGAGTGGCCCCACTCCTGGATCATAGGAGGGCCGATTGGTTCGAATACGTCGTCGACCTTAGACATCAGTTGCGCAGCAGGCGAATTTCACGGTTGGGAC